TACGGCGACGGCGACGGTAACGGCTACGGCGACCCACTAACACCCGTACACTTACTCTATTTAGCAGCGGTGCAACCGACATGTATTTATTAAAACGAAACGGCGACGGCTACGGCTACGGCGACGGCGACGGCAACGGCTACGGCAACGGCAACGGCGACGGCTACGGCGACGGCAACGGCAACGGCTACGGCAGCGGCGACCCACTAACACCCGTACACTTACTCTATTTAGCAGCGGTGCAACCGACATGTATTTATTAAAACAGGAGCAAAGATGTGAACATACTAGACGAACATAAAAAGAAGTTACACGAGGCCATGCAGCAAACAGAGAACGTGATGTGCTCTATAACTAATATACGCAAGCACAATGTAGATAACCTCTACGCATCAATGGAGAGTAATATAAAAGATTATGTGCTCAACAACTGGGAAGTTGTACTGGATTGGATTAAAAAGTTTGGTGTGTGGAGGGAGGACACGAGCCGCATACCAGAAGAGTGTGAGTACTTCGATATTGTGCAAGGTATGGAGCATAAATATCGTCAGGGATTGGGGTGGTTAGTGGTCATAGATGGACAGAACTACTTAGCTACACGCGCGTTCCCTGTACAGGGGGGCAGCACTTTTGTTTCCGCTATGTATATTTATCAGACGGACACACTACCGGAATTTCTGAAGCGCGGGGTGGGGTTGCTGAAGTTAATTGCCCCTCTTGCGTATTTATCAGACACAGGTATGCGGGTAAACGAAAATACTTTTTTTGTTATAGATGAGGAGAACACACCATGAACGATATAGAAAATAAAGTTATAGAAAACACAACTGAAGAAAGCACACGCAGGGGTCGAGGGAGGGGGGCTAACCCGGCATTGGCGCATGTAAACTTGCGGTTACCCCACGAGGTACTGGAGTTTTACCGGAAGTATCCGCACTACACCCAGAAGATGCGCGAGGTGCTAACCAAATTCATTTACACAGAAGAGCAGAAAAAAGAACTACTGGAAAAGTACAGTAATAAAACGTACAACGCCAAACAAGAATAGACAACACCCACAAAAAATACTTGACTCTGTAAATTACATGGATAATATATAACAATGCCAAAAACACCTGAAAAGAAAGTAAAGGATAAGGTAGTCTCCATTCTGAAGGAACACGGAGTGTATTATTTCTTTGCCGCCATGAACGGTCTGGGGCGTAGTGGTGTGCCTGATATTGTGTGCTGTGTTGACGGTAAGTTTTTTGCTATCGAATGTAAAGCAAACGGCAACACCCCCACGACGCTACAGATACGGGAGATGCAAAAGATAACAGCCGCCGGGGGGATTGCTATTGTAGTTGACGAGACAAAGTTGGACACATTAGGGGCGTTCATAAATCTTATTCGAGGTAACGCATATGATGGCAGAGCATAGAGGTAAATGTGAAATTCATCTTAATGAATTGTGTGAGGATAACGCAACACGTATAACAGCTTACAGTTTAGGTGGTGCGTTGAATGTAGACGTGTTCTATAGAGGCAACATAGTGGACACTCACTTATTCGACGAGAGAGAAGAGGACGCAGCGATTGAGTTTATAAAAGATAAATGGTTCAGCAAGATGGGTTAAGCAGTAAACAAAACGAGCAGAGCAAACAAGGGGTACAACATGCAAGCAGCACAAGTAATAACAATAGATTTTGAAACCTATTACGACAAAACATATTCTCTGTCCAAGCTAACTACAGAAGAATACATACGCCACCCGGACTTTGAAGTTATCGGGGTTAGCGTACAGATTGACGACGGTTCCCCTGTCTGGTTCAGCGGTACTATGGCGAACACCAAAAAATTCCTGCACCAGTTTGATTGGGGTAATGCTACAGCCGTTGCGCACAACGCCATGTTTGATATGGCGATACTTAACTGGCACTTCGATATACGCCCCAAGCGTATAGTGGATACGTTATCCATAGCACGTGCGTTACACGGTGCTAACGTAAGCGGTAGTTTGGCAGCGTTGGTGCAGCAGTATAAGTTGGGGGAGAAAGGCACGGAAGTTCTGAACGCGTTGGGTAAACGCAGATTGGACTTTAACGCAGAGGAGCTGGCGCGGTATGGGTCTTACTGTGATAACGACACAGCCCTGACGTATAAACTAATGCGCGAAATGATACAAAGGCTCCCGCTGGTTGAGTTGAAGTTGATTGACTTGACTATCCGTATGTTCACAGAGCCTAAACTTGTATTGGATACCGAGCTACTTACTGCCCATCTGGTCGGCGTCAAGCAGAAGAAAGAAGAACTTATGGCGGCAATTAGTGAGGACATAGACAGCATAATGAGCAACCCTCAGTTAGCCAACGTGCTAACCAAGCTGGGGGTAGAGCCGCCGATGAAGGTAAGTTTGACTACCGGGAAACCAACTTACGCATTTGCTAAAACAGACGAGAAATTTAAGGCACTCCTTGAGCATGAGAACCCTGTGGTGCAAGCCATTGTAGCCGCTAGACTAGGTGTAAAGTCCACGCTGGAAGAGACACGCACCCAACGGTTTATAGATATTGCGGGACGTGGTGCGCTACCGATTCCACTGCGGTACTACGCAGCACACACAGGCCGTTGGGGCGGGGACGACAAGGTGAACATGCAGAACCTGCCACGCAACTCGCCGTTAAAGAACGCGATATGCGCACCGCCGGGGTATATGTTTGTTGATTCGGATTCGAGCCAGATTGAAGCACGGACGCTGGCGTGGTTGGCGGAACAGAATGATTTGGTTGATGCGTTTGATAACGGGGAAGATGTTTACAAACAGATGGCGAGCAAGATATACGGCAAGCCGGAACAGGACATTACAAAGGAAGAACGCTTTGTAGGGAAGTGGACAATTTTGGGATGCGGGTATGGTCTTGGAGCCACTAAGTATAAAGAACAATTAAGAGTGTACGGTGTGACGATGGAGTTGGCGGAGTGCCAGCGCATTATAGATGTGTACCGTAGAACCTACCCAAGAATAACGGAATTGTGGAGGGAAGCCAGCAACGCACTAGAAGCAATTATGGACAACGAGAGTGCGCCACTGGGTCGGGCGGGGGTACTAGTTGTAGAGGGCGAGGATGGCATACAGCTACCGAATGGTTTACACATCAAATACCCCAATTTGCGCAAGGTAAACGGGGACGGTGGTAGAGGGGCGGAGTTAGTGTATGACACGAAACGAGGCAAGACCATAATCCCCAACAGAATATACGGGGGTAAGGTAGTAGAGAACATATGCCAAGCACTCGCACGTATCATCATAGGTATGCAGATGATTATGGTAGCCAAAAAATATCCGGTGGTGATGACGGTACACGACGCTATAGGTTGTCTGGTGCCGGAGTATGAGGTCGAGGAAGGGTTGGCATTTGTCGAGGCATGTATGCGTTCTCGTCCTGTGTGGGCGCGGGGGCTACCATTGAACTGCGAAGCAGGGTTCAGCAAGACTTACGGGGGGTGTTAAGTGATGAAACGTATATCAAAATACAAGGTAACCGATAAGAAAACTTTTGCATCTGGTGTTGCCGTAACCGCTTGGGGGCTGTTGGGGTTTTTCGTTGGTGTAGGATTGACTGTTATAGAGTTAACGTCTCAACAAGAAGAGTACGTTTCAGGTATAGCGGAAAGCGTAGCAAGCCCTGTCTTGCGCGAAGTATCCGCAGACCAGCTACCCAACAGGGTTATACGTTTCGCTTCGCCTAACGCAGAGAAGTGTATGGCGTTAAATATTTACCACGAGGCGAGGGGCGAACCGTTTGCCGGTAAGGTTGCTGTAGCGGATGTAGTGCTGAACAGAACCAAAGATTCACGGTCACCTGACACTATATGTGCTGTGGTGTACGAAGGGTTGCGGGGTATATCGGGCAAGATGTATCTAACCAAATGTCAGTTTAGCTGGTACTGCGACGGCAAGAGCGACGAGCCGACGGAAGATATGGCATGGCAAGAGTCTTTAAACATCGCTCGCCAGATGTTAGGCAAGGACAACTATTACCGGGGTCTTACCGAAGGCGCAACGCACTACCACGCATACGACATAACGCCGCCACTGTGGACTAAGAACATAGACGTGCGGATGGTAGGGCGGATAGGTGACCATATCTTTTATAGGTGGCAGTGAGATGAAGCGCAACAAAAATAAATACGCGATGACATACACGCATTTCCACGAGATGTTTGCTGACCCTGTTGAGCCGTTGTCACAGGATAAACGAACAAGCTACTTGATAAAAATATACGAGGGGTTAGATGCGCTAGACAACATGATGCACCCAGAAGACCACCACTGGCAGCACGTAGCTGATGCAGTGAATATGTTGACGACATTGGTTACCGAGATGGAAGTAATGGAAGACCCGACCGGAGTAATACGTGACGCAAACAAGACGCTACATGACGCATGGAAACGAGAGCAGTCGCTTGGGTATAACACGTTGGATGCGCTTGAAGTAGAGTCACTGCGTACAGCGGTGGCGGAGTATGCTGCGGTGATTGAGACATTACCGGAGCGAGCGATGGTGCGGTGCCATAGGTTAACGGAGAAGCGTATGCACCGCGTTTTAAACGGGCAGAGAACAAAGGAGGATATAATTATATGAACATAGACGAGATAGAGAATGAAAACACAATGGTCTTACAGTAGTCTCAAGACGTTTGAGCAATGTCCAAAGAAGTACTACCATTTAAAAGTAGCACAGGACGTAAAAGACACAGGGAGCCAAGCAACCCGGTACGGTAACGAAGTGCATAAGGCAGCGGAGGAGCATATAAAGACAGGCACTCCCCTACCGCCACAGTTTCGTTTTATACAGAGTGTGTTGGACGTATTGAAGAACATACCGGGAGAGAAGCACTGCGAGTTAAAACTGGGACTGCGTAAGGAGAAAAACGGAGAGGTAACCCCCTGTGATTTTTCAGACCCGGATTACTGGTGGCATGGAATTGCGGACTTGGTTATTATTAATGGTTCTGTCGGGTACTCAGTAGATTATAAGACCAGCAAAAGTGCGAAGTACGCGGATACTAAACAGCTGGATATTGCATCAGTGGCTTTATTCAAACACTTCCCGCAATTAACAAGAATAAAAGCTGCGTTGTTGTTTGTAGTCAGTAATGAATTCATACGCAAAGACCACCGCGTAGAAGATGTAGAGTTGTACATGGGGTCATTTAATCCGTTACTGGAACGGTTGGAGGCGGCGTTTACACATGAGGTATGGAATGTAAATACTGGCCCGCTGTGTGG